GACTGTTCAGTTCCTAATCATTGTCATGACCCTGCTCATATATCATGGGTGTATTACTTGGACACACAAGATCCACTGTGTTTTACACAGGATAATCCTAACGAGTGGTTTCCACAGGCATTTGCTGATACAGAGAAGAATTTCTTTAACACATCTGTTTGGGAGGAGCACACACAAGAGGGTGACCTACTAATATTCCCTGCCAACCTGAGACACATGACATATAATACTGGACACCGTTGGAGTGTAGCAGGAGACGTGCTACTCACTAACATAGATCTAAATAAAGAAGGAGGACTTACACATCCGAAGTACTGGAAACAATTCTAATGGGAGCACTATCACCAAAAGATCTAAGAAGTAATGACCCAACAGGTGTAGGCACGTCACGTGCTGCTGTATTATTAGATGCCATACAAAAGGGAACTCCTCTAGAGTTTATGAAAGGTGGTAAGTATGCTGTACAGGTTAAAGACCCAAAGATAATTGATCTACTCAAGGACGCTGCTGATACTTTAGATGACAAACCACATGATAGATTAAACGCTGCTGTATCGGGTAAGAAAGTTTTTAAATATATTACGAAAGGTGGAACTGTTGATATGCTTCTCTCTGAACTAGAGAAGACAGCTAGGTTTGGATCTACTAAAGGATCAGGTGGTGGTGCAGCAGGAACAGCACTACAAGAATCTGCTGCAGCATGGTTTTCTGCTGTTAGATTTAGTAGGAGTAAAGACTTAAAGTATGCTCCAAATGATGATGAATATAAAAGTGTTGAGGGTATAGTTGATACAGACAAAAAATTAAAAGACATCAAAGCATTTCTAGAAGAAGAACCTGCATGGGTTGATTCATGTATGGCTACTGCTAACGCATTGTATAAGAAGTTTGGTAAAGGAACAAAGAACAAATACAAATGGTACAGAGGTGGTAAGTTTGTTGACATGCTTAATAAACAGTTTAAGAAAGTCAACGACAGTTATGACTCACCTCCATTTTCTAACTTAAACAAGTGGACACCCGCAGATATCTGGTGCTGTGAGTGTAGTGTAACTCAGGATCAGTTAACAAACGCAACTAACTTTGCTTCTTACAATGCTCTACTCAAAGAGTTTATTGATGATAAAATATTGTTTGGTATATCTTTAAAGAAAACAACCAGTTCTTCTATTACTCTTAAAGAAGTAAACTATACTGCCTCAAGACCAGAGGATACTTTTAAAGACATATATGCTAAGTCATTTGAATCATTAGATGTTTGGATGTATACACAGGGTAAGATGAACATAGAGGTTCAGTTCCGTGATACATCTGGAGGTAAAGGATTACAATGGCAAGGTGAAGCGATAGGTGCCTTAGCTAAGCATGGTAAAATAGGTGGTGGTGTTTACAGTCGTATCCTAGGAGAGGTGACTGGTAAAGAACTGTTTAGAAATATTGATGTGTATAAATCAGCAGCTAGAAGCGGTAGTTTAAACAATCGTCTATTAAAATTAGCAAAGAAGCATGAGGATATTATTAATGGAAGTAAGAATCCCAAGAAGTCTTCTAAGTTTGTAGCACCAAAGATGACAAGGGAAACTATAGACTATCATTACAATAGAACAACGACTAAAGGACAGTGGGTGTTCTCAAAATACATGGGTTTATTATTTGTAGATAGAATGATGGACTTATCAACAACTGACCAAGATAAAGTGGCAAATCTAATTGCGTTGTATGCTACATCACAATCAAAAGATTCCGCACCATATTTGAAAGCAATGTAATGGCAAATATAACTCAACTAAAACACTTAGAACATATAGAAGATGAGATGCTCAACTACGGAGTAGAGGGGTGTGATGCTGCTGTGTCTGCTATGAAAGAGATGCTTCGTATGTTAGGTAAGAAACCTAGCAGTGGTTACATGCAGACTAAATGGGATGGTGCTCCCTCTGTAGTATGTGGTAAGCATCCTGTCAATGGTATGTTCTTTGCGGGAACCAAGTCAGTATTTAATAAGGAACCAAAGATATGTTATGACGAGCAAGACGTAGATACTATGTACGGTGATGCTAGTGCTGATCTAAAAGAGAAGTTAAAATTCTGTGTCAAGTATTTTCCTGACCTTAATATACCTACTGTTGTACAGGGAGATCTGTTGTTCACCTCAGATGTAAAAGAGGAGGAGGTAGATGGTGAGAAATTATATACGTTTACACCTAACACTATCACCTATGGTATACCAATAGATCATCCTATAGGTAAACAGATTAAGAACGCAAAGATAGGAATAGTATTTCATACACACTACACTGGCAATGAGCTGACTACGATGGCAGCAAAGGGTGGTGCTCCTACCTCACAGTTCAGTAAATCTGATAACGTGGTGGTAGTAGAGAATGATACACAGATATCAGATGTATCTGTTGACGCATCGAAACTTAAAAAGTTTGAAGCTAACGTCACAATCATAGCTCAGATGTGTAAGAAGTCTGGTAAGTTTTTAGATCATCTGGTAGAGAACATGAGTACTAAAGGTGATAAGAAGTATCATGTGGCATCATATCTTAAACAGTTTTTCAATGCGGAGATCAAAGCGTCTCGTAGTATCACTGATCCTAAGAAAGCACTCAAGCAATTAGGTGAGTTCTATCATGAGAAGATGGGTAAGGAAGTTAATAAGATGAAGAGTGTACAGAAACAGGCAGAGAGAAGGAAGATGTTGTACGATGGTCTAACATATCTTGAAGACAATGAGCAAGAGTTCCATGCTATGTTCAACCTCTATAGAAAGATACAAGAGAATAAAACTATAGTCATTGAAGCATTAGATAACCTTGAAAGTTTTAGAACTTTTGTACGGACTGACAAGGGGTACAAGGTCACCGCACCAGAAGGCTATGTGTTACATCACAACGGAGACATGATCAAACTTGTAAATAGAATTGAGTTCTCTTACATCAACTTCACACTGGCAAAGCAATGGAGATAATAGATTATAAATGCGTGTACTTCACCTTTGGTAGGTTCCAACCTCCAACAATAGGTCATGCTGAGAACTTTAACGCAGTAGCAAGCAAGGCAGGGAAGTGTGACTACTACATTTACTTGTCGCAGACTGTAGATAAGAAAGGATCTAATCCTCTACCTCCTGACAGGAAACTATACTACGCTAAGAAAATGTTCCCTAATCACAGGACTAAAATTAGATCAGGTCCTAAAGATCCTGTTGCTATACTATCAGAATTACAGTCACAGGGATATGATGATGCTGTCTTTGTAGTAGGTAGTGATAGAGTACAGGCTATGCAGTGGGTCAAAAAGTATAATGGTAAGGACTATACCTTCAGAAAGATAGAAGTTATATCTAGTGGAGAACGTGATGCTGATGGTGATACCTTCTCTATATCTGGTACAAAAATGCGGAGAGCAGCTGAAGCAGGAGACTTTGAAGGGTTCAGGAAAGGTATACCAAAGGCTTTGGGACTTACAGAGACGCGGAATTTATTTGATGAAATAGCAGAACTGTTATAAATAAAACTGTAATGAAATTAGAGTTTGATGAAATCTTTCAGCGATTTCAAAACGATACGCAAAGAGGTCAAGGATCAGAACGTCCGTGACCAATATTATCGTGAAGAAATTTATAAAGTAGGTGAGTGGGTACTCACTGAAAAGGATAACGTAGGTAAGATCATTAGAAGAGGTCCTAACTATGTCATCTGTTTGACTGCTGAAGATACAAAGTTCCGTACATGGGTCAAAGATATTAAGGAAGTCTTTGAAATTGGTACGGATGCCTACAGGCAATATGTTATGTCGTTGACACCTGGTCAGAAGGTACAGAAACCTAAAGGCACAGAGAAAGTCAACCAAGTAATACCAACAGACCCCAAAAAAGATAAGATGGACAATCATGAATCCCTAGTTCAAGCTGTAGTAGCACAGCTTAACGAGTACTCACCAGTACCACCAGTCAAGAAGACACCAGTCGGAAAGGAAGGAACTGCTAACAAGAATCCTAAAGGCACTGGAGGTGCTAAAGGTATAGGTGGCGGTGACGCACCTGGCATGAAGATGGC